GAACATCTGCAAGTATCGGATTCATATAACACATTTTACGTAAATATTCCATTTTACTTTTTTAGAAATCCTAGCTTGGCAGTACCCGTCTGTGCAATCACCAAACAACTCGTTGAAGTACGTGTCACGTTCAAAGATGTAAATGATGATGTAACTTTCAAATATACCATAGATGGGTCGGTGACTAAGAGAGATAAAACAACCGAAGGATCTATCGACAATGTTTCACTCATTACTGATTTCTATTTCGTCGCTGAAGATGAAAGAAACTTTTTACTCACACGTCCGATGGAATACATAATATCACAGTTACAAATGTCTAAATTACTGTACAAGCCAAACGAATCAAAAAAATCGGCTCTTTTGAAATTTAAACACCCCGTGAAAGAATTATTCTTCTCGGCGAAGGAAAAAACTGGTATAACCAACGTATCTGAACCTGTGTACGCAATTTCACAACCTGTCGCGACCATCAACGCCCAGGGAGGGTCTGTAATTTCGAATAACGGGTTAGTCGCTGTGACATATGACAACAGCTCGACGGGAGAGGTGAACATTTACGAAAAAGATTCGAGTGGAAACTGGCCTTCCACCGCCTCGGCGACGTACACGGGGTCCTCTTCAAGCGAATATTTAGGACGGGTCCTAGGCGTTTCGGATGATGGTACTCGGGTTGCCCTACAATCGTCCACGAAGATGATAATCGTGGAGAAACAATCGGGCGTTTGGACGCAGATCGGTTCGGATATAACAGCACCCTTTACTGCCATAACCGGAAGTTGCCTGACCGGCGACGGTACTAAGGTTTTCGGGTCTCTGGCGTCGCCGGCCAATTGGACCCAGTTGGGTGCCGACATCGATGGCCAATCTGCGGCCGACCAGTCTGGGTACTCGGTATCTATGTCCTCAGACGGCACGCGCATGGCGGTCGGCGCCATAATGCCCCCCCAGAGCGGCGGCATCCCCGGCGGGACCGGTAAGGTTCGGGTGTACGAATGGGACAATGTATCTTGGAGCCAGCTTGGCGCAGATATTAACGGCGAGGGTGTGGAAGACTACTTTGGCAATTCAGTGTCTATATCCCCTGACGGCACGCGCGTTGCGATCGGTGCACAATTTAATAACCCCACCAATACTGCTGCCGGCGACAGAGTCGGCCATGTGCGCGTGTACGAATGGGACAATGTATCTTGGAGCCAGGTGGGTGGCGATATTGATGGCGAGGCTGTGGGCGACCAGTCTGGGTACTCGGTATCTATGTCCTCAGACGGCACGCGGGTGGCGATCGGCGCTTTGTTTAACGACGGCACCGCCTTCAACGCCGGCCACGTGCGGGTCTATGAATACGATGCTACTTATGGTTGGAATAAAATTGGAAATGATATCGACGGCGAGGGTTATGGAGACCGGTCCGGGCGATCAGTATCTCTATCATCGGATGGCACGCGGGTGGCGATCGGTGCATATATTAACAACCCCACCAATAATGGTGCCGGCGTCGGCATCGGCCATGTGCGTGTGTACTCAGAGAGCAGCGGGGCGTGGAGCCAGTTGGGTGGCGATATCGATGGCGAGGCGCGAGACGACTTGTCCGGGTGGTCAGTATCTATATCAGGAGACGGTACGCGGGTGGCGATCGGCGCTCCCTACAACGACCCTAGCACCGGTAATAACGCCGGCCACGTGCGTGTGTATGATTGGGACAATGTATCTTGGAGCCAGGTGGGCCAAGATATCGACGGCGAGTCTGGGGGTGACCAATTCGGAAACGCGGTATCTCTATCATCGGATGGCACACATTTGGCGATCGGCGCTCCCTACAACGACCCTAGCACCGGCGATAACGCCGGCCACGTTCGGGTGTACGTCTACAACAGCGTCACTCCTGCGTGGGAGCAAATAGGGCCAGATATCGACGGCGAGGCTTTGGACGACTTGTCCGGATACTCGCTATCTATGTCCTCAGACGGCACGCGCGTGGCGATCAGCAGTCCTTTCAACGACGAAAATGGCATTTCGGCCGGGCACGTGCGCGTGTACTCACTCTCTGCACCCACTACACCAGCAGTTTCATCATGGGAATACAGTGGTAGTAGTTGGTCACAGTATCGCCCCGATATCACTGTAAACACGGCCATATCCAGAATCTCTCATTCGACAAACGGTGAAATCCTGGGTTTGGAAGATGCGACCAAAACCGTTATACACGCGACGACCGGCTCGGCGTCTACGTATACCAAGCGCCACGCTGATACTCAATATAGTGAAAGGTATCATTCACTATCGAGTGATGGTGCGAATTTGGTATCTTTGGAAACTTTGGGATCTAAGGTGTGGAATCAAACAAACTATGTCTACGATGGCGCGGCAGGAACACAAGTCCCTTGGTATACCACTTCCGCTTCTAGCATGGTAGAGATCTCAAGGAATGGCAACTTCGTATTTTGGAATGATTCCAGTTCTAATACATTTAAGTTATACAGCAAATCGGTAGTTGATGGAAACGTCCAGTGGACATTGGAAACGAGCCTCGCGTACACGTACTCTCCAGTTAAGATGTCACCACTCGGAGGCGATGCTATCATAGTGACCGGATCGGGGTCGGTGGGTGCCAAGATTCACGACATCACGGCCACTTCGGGAGGTACTGAAGATCGTCTACTTAACATCTCATCATCCGACCAAGAATTCACGACACTTTTACCAGGTAAACGTTCCGATCACAGATTAATAAAAAATGTAAAATTCGCATGTAACGGTGAAACTATTTTCGATCAAAGTGGACAATATCTGGCGTATGAACAATCTCTTCGACACCATACAGGATGCCCAGACCCCGCGTATGAATTTTATACGTACTCCTTTTCTCTCCAACCCGAGATGTATTACCCCACGGGACAATTAAACATGAGTCGTATAATACATAAAAAAATTGATATAGAATTGGAAGAAACATCAACTACACGTGACATAGATGTTTCAGTATATGCATTAAATTACAATATACTTCACGTAGAAAGTGGTTTAGCAGGCTTAAAATTTTAACGTATAGTATTAGGAATGGCGGGACGATTACAACTCGCCACGAAGGGTACTCAGGATATATTCTTCACGGACGATCCAGAGTACACGCACTTCGTAAAAAATTTCAGGAAACATACAAACTTCGCGAAATATGAAGTAAACCATGAATTAGATGGAAACCTAGAATATGGAAGTACTTTAAGATGTACGATTCCTAACAATTGTGGTGATCTCATAAAAAACGTTAGTGTTCAGTTCGAACTTCCACCTCTCACGTTTGGTACTACGTATACATACATAGAATCCATAGGTCATGCGTTGATTGAATATATAGATTTGATCATAGGAGGTCAGGTTATTCAGAGAATACCAGCAGATTGGCTCCAGATACACTCCGAAAACTACATAACTCAGACGAAACAAACGAATTTGTCCAAATTAATAGGTAAATGTCCAGACGAACTTTCGGGAACAAAGGTCAGTGATACAAAAATACAAGGATATTTGGGAACCGCAACTACTCCCCGAAAATGTATAGTAGACATACCCTTTTATTTTTATAATAATCCGGAATTGTCTCTCCCTTTATGTGCACTTACCCGGCAAGAATGTGAAATAGAAATTAAATTAAACACTCGAGAAAAGTGTATAACCGATTTACCGGCGAGCGCTTCACCCAATAATACGACATTCAATGTTGTTGAGAATGGTACGACACAATATATAATAGACGGAGCGACCCACCCCACTCTTACATTGATAAAAGGGAACACGTACAATTTTACATACAATAAATCTGGGCATCCTTTCGCATTGAGAGAAACGGATGGAACATCATACGCGAATGGTTTAAGTTCGACAACGGATCCCGCAACTTTTATAGTTCCACTCGATGCGCCGAATACGTTGGAGTATTATTGTACATCACACTCGGTTATGAAAGGAACTATAAATCTAATTTCTTCAGGTATATATGATGTGGGTATAAACTCGATGTCTCTCCAGACAGAAATGGTACAACTCGGAGACCCAGAACGGATAAAATACCAATCAGAAGAAGTGAATCATATCATAACACAACTCCAAGTGAGTAGGGATACGATTCCGGCCAATACAAACCCTTTTAAACATAGAACCGAATTTATAAATCCAGTCAAAGAATTATTTTTCGTTATACAGAGAACGAGTGTATCGAATCCATTTGATTATGATCACCCGAGTCAGATTTTAAATAATGATTATATTTCCTACGAAAATTTACAAAGTTTGGAGATAACACTAGACGGCGAGGTCATGTTGAATGAAAAGACGGGTAAATTCATAAACCTTCGAGCTGTTCAGAGTGGTATTCATCATTCTCGGACGCAATTATTTAGACGATTTTACTCGTATAGTTTCGCGTTAGAACCAGAAAGATGGTACCCCACAGGTCAAAGAAATTTCAGTATGATCAAAAACCAAAATTTCAAATTTGACTTGAACGCTTTGTCAGAAAATAGAGAGCTTAGAGTTTATGCGCTAAGCAATAACATATTAGAATTTAAAGATGGAGTC